CCATGTCAGCGCGGCCACGACCGCGCCGATGGCCACGACAAGCATGCCGATCGGATTCGCATCCAAGGCAGCGCTGAATGCCAGCTGCACGGCGGTAGCAGCCTTGGTCACCGCGCTCCACGCCGATTGAGCTGCCTTGACAATATTGAACGAGCCGGCGAGTTGCTTCAGTGCTCCAGCCGCGCTTCCCGCGTCGGAGATCTTGCCAATCAAATCGAACGTGGCCGTAGCGGTCTTCTCCACACCGGAGGCAGTCGCGGAAATGGCCTTCAGTCCACCGGAAACTGTCTTCAGCCCGGCCGAGACGATATCCCAGCCTTTGACCGCGAGCAATGCAATGGTGATGGCTTTCAACGCGCCGGATACCAGTGCGCCGTTCTGCTGCGCCCACTGTCCGACCGACTGCAGCCAGCCTCCCACCGTCATGAGCACGCCGGTCAAAGTGTTCAACAGTCCGGCGAAGCTCTGCGCCGCGGAACTGGCGGTGCGCGCGCTGTCGTTGAAGCCGAAGGCCTGCGAGACCGCGGCCGCCAATCCGGAAACCAGCGAGCCCAATCCGGAGATGACGCCGGTCAGGCTTTCAAGGAACGGCTGCAACGCGCCCGTCTCGATGAACTTGTTGACGAACGTCTTCGCCCATCCCGCCGCGTTCGACAACGCCTGCGCGACCGAAGCGACCACTCCCGCGAGCGCGCCGGCGGTTGTGGAGAACATTGTGGCGGCTTCGCCGCCATTGTTGAGTCCGCCTATGAGTGATGTGATTGCGTTCCAGAGGCCAGTGAGTTGGCTTTTGAGGCTGGCCGTCGCCGAGGCGAGCATCTGGAAGCCGGGGATGTTGGAGATCGTGTCGCCAAGGTTTTTGAGTTTCGCCTGTGTGGCGGGTATCGCGTTCTCGAGACCTTGTTGGAGTGCCGCTCCGACTTTTTGCAGGGTTGGTGTGACGGCTGCGGTGAATGTATCGATGAGTGGGATGGCTTGGTTGAACAGGCCGCGTAAGCCGTCGAGGACTGGTGTGGCGGCTGTTTCTCCGAGTCGGCTCAACGCGGCTTTCACGTTGGCCAGGGCGCCGGTGAATGTGGTGCCTGCGGATAGTGCGGCGCCGCCTAGGCCTTCCTGCATGGCGTCGGCGAAGGTTTGGAAGTCGATTTTGCCGTCCGAGACCATGTCGGACACTTCGGCGCTGGTCTTGTTCAGATGCTTGCCGAGCATTTGGAGGACGGGGATGCCGCTCGACATGAGCTGGAGCATGTCGTCGCCCTGGAGTTTGCCTCGGGCGGCGACGGAACCGAAGATCATGCCGATGTCAGTGAGGCTTCTGCCGCTGATCTGCGCGGTGTCGGCCACGGTCTTGAGGACCTTGGTGAGCTGGTCGCCTTCCTTGATGCCGGAGGCGGACAGGCTGGCCGCGACGGTCGCGGCGTCACCCAATCCGAACGCGGTGCCCTTGACGGATGCGAGCGCGTCGTTCATGATTTCGGTGACGCTCGCGCTGTCGTGGCCGAGGCCTTTGAGTTTGGCTTGCGCGTTCTCGATGTTGAGGGCGCGGGTGAAGCCGCCTTTGGCGGCCAATGCGGTGATGCCGCCGGCGAGGGTGGCGATCGCGCCTGTGCCGACCTTGCCGATTTTGCCGAATGCTCCGCCGATCTTCGAGATGAGGGTGCTGGAGCTTTTCTTGGAGGCTTTGTTGACGGCGTCGCCGATGTCACCTTCGATGCTTTTGCCGAATCCTTTGCCGGATGGTTCGACGTGGACGTATGCGACGCCGATGTCCTGTGCTGCCATCGTGTTTCCTTATTCGTATATTGGGATTCCGATGGCGGTCGGAGTCAGAGGTCGTCGTTGATGTGGAAGTAGGCTTTGAGCCGTTCCCTGTCCTCGCGTTGACGGCGGGTGAGGTTGTGCGTCGGGGTTGGCGGGCGGAGCGGGTCGTGCTCGTGGTCGAACCATGGGCGTTTGCGTTGTCCGGACAGCGTCCAGACCGCCTGTTCGGCTCCGTCGGGCGCGTAGACGGCGTTCTGCAACGCCATCCACGAGTGGCTCGTATGGTCTTTGAGGATTTCGCGGGTCAACGCCCAGGCGAGTCCCCAATCGACTCGTGGACGTTGGCCTTCAACCCATTCCCGGAAGCGTACGGGCCTGTAGATCTGCCCGTACGCTCGGATCCAGTCGTAGGCTAGTGCCGCGCGATTGTTGTTCCAGAGGTGGGCGAGGTAAACGCTTTTGGGTCCAGTCCGGATTCCTCGGCCCACGCCTTGATGGTCGCGGTGAGGTAGGCCATCGGACGTTTGGTCTTGCGCAGCACGTTCCAGAAGTTCGGCTGCATCGTCTGGAAGTAGGCGAGGAACGTGCTCACGCAGGCCGTGGTTTCCTCGTCGGACAATGCGGGCTTGCTTTTGACCAGGAGGATGGCCTGGACGAGTTCGATGGGCAGTTCCGCGTTGTTGAGGTTCGGCAGGTCGAGTTTGACGCCGGCGACCTCGAGGTGCACGTCGGGTTTGAGTTCCTCCGCTTCGGTCAGGTCTACGTCCACGACATGGTATTCTTTGTCGCTCATGTTGGCTCCATTCTAATGGTTGGCGGTTGAATGGGTGTCCCGTGCGGCCGACCGCCATCGGCCGCACGGGAAGAATCAATGGGTCACTTGGCGTCTTCAGTGACGAGGCCCCATGCGTGGAACTGCTCGCCGTTGTCGCCCTTGAGCATCTTGAACGTCATGCTGAAGTTCATGATCTCGCTGGATTTCAGGCTCACGTCGTCACGGTCGCTCACCTTCGCGTTGGTGCCGTACAGGAGGAACGGACGGTCCTGCTGGTCGAGCGCGACCAGCACGAGGATCCACTCCTTCTTCAATCCGGCGCCCTTGATGCTGATGCCGCCGTCCGTTTCGACGTCCACGTCGAAGTAGGCCGACACCACATCCTTGCGGCCCTCCATGGCGGCGAGCTGCAGGGTCCAGTAGCCCGGATCCGTGTCGGACAGCACGATGTCGCCGTTGTGGGCCTTGTAGTCGGTGCTGTCGCCCGGTTCCGGATGCAGTACGGCGCCGTCCTCCGTGGAGTAGCCGATCGGCTTCTTGCTTGCCGGCGGGGTCCAGGCCACTCCGGTCGGAGCCACGAACGTGCTGTCGCCCTTGGGGAACAGGAACAGCGCGTAGTTCTTGATCAGGCGCACGTTGCCTGCGGTGTTGCCGCTGGACACGTACCCGTAGTCGGTCGCGCCCTGCGCGGCCTGCGCGCTGGGCGTGGATGCCGCCTGCGCGGCGACGGTGGTTTTTTCGTTGTTGTCAGACATTCGTCTGCACCTTTCCGTTCTTCGCGTGTGGCGGCACGTTGTCTTTGGTTGTGTTTCAGTTGACGGTGACCTCGAGCAGGAGCACGCCGTACGCGCACACCAGCCTCTTGTCCTCGTCAGTCATGCGTACCGGCCCGGATTCGAGTGACGCGTCGATGAGCGGCGCGACGTTTCCGAGCCCGATGATCTCCCTCGCGATGTCGGCCCACAGGCGTGCGGCCTTGTCCCAGTCGCCCGTATGGTCCTCTCTCATGCATCGCACGCTCAACCGCAGCCGCACGTACTGCGAAATTGGGGTGCTCATGCCCTGCATGGAGTCGGCCAGAGTGGCTTCGGTGAAGGGCGGTTCGAGGTCGGCTCGTTCGATGGTGTCGAACGTCACGTCCGGGAACAGTGTCCTCAGTTTGGGCAGGAGCAGCGGCTCCGTGCGGCGGGGAGTGACCGGGATGCTCATACGCGCATCCTTCCGAGCGTGTCCTCCAGCGTGCCGTGCGCCTTCTCCACCGGTGCCGGGCAGATGATCGCCACGCCGCTACGGTTCTTGCCGTCATGGTCGCGGACCATGCAACGGTCATCCTCTACGGCGGCCTCGGCCGCGTCCCTCATGCGCGAGCGCAATGTCTCGTTTTTGAGGACCTGTTGGCTGAACGCCTTGCGGTTGAATACGAATCTGCATCGTTTGGCCATGGTTTATCCTTCCCGTTCGCCTACGGTGATGACGTCGCCGATGTGGCGTCCGTGGATGTTGTTCCACACTTGCGGTTTGCCTTTGACGGGCAGGAGGATGCCTCTGACTTTGATCAGGTCGGCGGCCTGGATGCCTGATGGTTGGCTACCGCGGATGTGGATCGTGTATTCGATGGTCTGCGGGCTGGCGTTCTCCTCGGTCTGGTCGGTGGTGGAGGTTGGGGCGACCAGCGCCTGGAACGTGCCGACGCGGGCGGGTTTGCCCTGGATGGGGTTGCCGTCCGTGTCGGTGGTGGGCTGGCCGCGCCAGATTTCGATGGTTTCCACTAGGACGTCTCCCCCGTTGCCATGTCGACGCTGAACGCGCGTTGCGCGTTGATGCCGAGGATGCGTTTCTCGTCGTCGCGCAGCCAGAGATCGCCGGTGGGCGCTCCGAAACTGTATTGTTCGCTGAAGCTGCCGGTGGTCTGGTTCATCTGCGTGATGCCGCCGGGAATGTCGTACGGTTCGGCCTGCATGATTCTGCGGACGATGTCGCAGGTGATCTTCGTCAGCAGGCGTGGCCGTTCGTCGAGGAGCCGCCGCCAGATGGGCGAGCGTTCCTTGATGTACTCGGTCACGTCCGCGAGATGCGTGTCGGCTTTCTGACGTTCCTCGTCGGTGAGCTTGTGCCACCTCCGTTCGAGATCGTCGGAGGTGGCGAACATGTCCGGTTCGTCCGTCATGGTCACTTCTTGTCCGGCAGCTTGATCACCCCGGAGGCCGCGAGGCCGGTGATAGTGTCATCGAACTGTTTCGCCAAAGTATTGAAAGCCGTGACGAGCTTGTCGAATTCATCCTTGGTCGGAGCGGCTGCGGCGGCCTTGACGATGTTGCCGTCAACGTTGCCAATCGTCTGTTCGGGCGCGAACTGCTTGATGCCGCCGAGGGTGTCCTTGCCGGCCTCCGGCAGTTCGTAGGCACCGGAACCGGCGGAGAAGGCGGTGCCGTCAGTGTTGACAAGCCGCACCTGCGCGTCCAACGGGCCGACAGTGTGCTTTTCCTCGCCTGCAGGGTTGATCACAAGCGTCTGGATGGGGAAACTCATCGTTCACCTCACTTGGTCTTGAGCACGGCGAACGCGTTCGGGTCGATGACGGCGAACGCGTACATCGCTTCGGTACGGTATGCGATCTGGTTGTGGGCCTTCAGGTCCACGCCGGTCTGGTCCGGGTCGCCGTAGGCGATAATCTCGCTGGTCAGGTCGCGGACCATGCCCCATTTGATGAGGCTGAAGTCTCCCATGAACGCGAGCACCTTCGTCGGGGTCGAGGCCAGTCGTCCGTTGACGGTGCCAGAGGTCGCGGCGGTGATGCCGTCCAGGCTGCCGGCCTGCAGGTTCAGCGGAATCTCCGGATAGAAGCGCATGCCGGTGGAGGGGACGCGCAGCTTGCGCAGACGGGACGCCCAAGTCTTGGACAATGCCACGCCGTTGATGTCGTAGGAGTCGTTCAGCGCATCGGCCAGGGCGTCCACGTTGCTGATTTCGTCATCGCCGGCGATCACCTGCGCGGCGGACGTGCTCAACGGGTTGAATCCGGAAAGCGCGGTGCCGGTCTTCGGGTTAATCGCATGGTAGATCACGTAGTCGAGCGCACGGCCCAAAGCGGCTGCCTGATCCGCCTGGATGCTGCGGATGATCTGCAGCTGGTTGTCCTCGTCGGCCCACTGGAGTTCGCTCGTGACGCGGGTGGTAGTCTGCACCTTGAAGCGCTTCGCCACGACGGAATCCACGGTCTGCTCGTAACTGTTCTTGACCGCGCCTTCGGCCACGACCTCGGCTTCGCTCTTGCCGTTGAACACGAGGTAGTCGGCGTCGGAGAAGATCTGCGGCGTGCTGGGGCTCAGGGACGCGATGGTGCTGGTGTCCTTGGCCTTGTTCACGATTTCGGTGGCCACGCTCACGGGGAGCTTGATCTGGTCTGTTTTCATCGCCATGATGGCTTGTCCTTTCAGTCGTTATCTGCCGAGGAGCTGATGGATGTACGAGAGCTCTTCGGCGTCCTTGTTGTTGTTCTGGTGCGATGGAGAGCCCGTCTGGTTCCTCACCTGAGGCGGCTTGGATGCCGGATGCAGCGCCGCGTGCAGGAGGTCCGCATGCGCCTCGAGTTCCTCCTTGGTTCCGCCGCGCAGCAGTTCGGCCGGAACGTCCTTGTCTTTGGCGACTTCGGACACCCATTCCGCGTGCTGCTTCTCGGCCGCGGCGTCGTCGATCTGCTTGCGCAGCGCCGCGTTCGATTCCTTGAGTTTGTCGATTTCGCTCTTTCCGGCGTTCTCCATCTCGTCGAGTTTCATGGCCTTGGACTTGAGCTCGTCGTAGTCCTTGTACTTGCCGCGCTCCTTGGCCAGTCGCTTCTCGACGATCTGGTCGACCTGTTCCTGGGTGAACGACCTCGGCTCACCGCCATCGCCACCGTCATTGGAACCGCCCTCGTCGCCACCGCCGTCGATGAGACGGATGTGTGCCGGGAATCGGAATCTGATGGACATGCTGCTCTCCTTTGCTGTTTCCCGTGGATTCGAGTTCGACCGCGCCACGGTGCGCTGTATGGTCCTCCCACGCGATACGGCGCATGGTCGCCGCCAACCTGAATGGCTGGCCGAGTGGTGGATGCAGGATTCGCACCTGCGCGGCTGTGAAGCGCCCGAGTTACAGTCGGGTCCATTCGTCTGCTCTGGCAATCCACCGAAATCAATGGTTTTTGGTAAAATAGAAGTACCGGAGGTCCCGTGCAGACTTGAAAT